TTGCGACGTAAACCCGTTTACCTACACATCGGAATAGTATGCCAAACCTAACCCTAATCACGCTTACACCTCCAAGTCTTCCGGTGAGTTATTGTCCGTTGAACTACCAGAACTTGGCCAACGATATCATCGGAGGCACGCAAGCCGTTTTCAACAGCACGATTGGAAACTCGTTCTTCAATTTTGGACCGACGTATCCGGCGATCAACAATCGGATTTATCCGTGGCTTGATGAGGATGGGCAGTGGTGGATTTTCGATCAAGGATTCTGGCTTCGTAAAAACCCAGTTACGGCGGCAAACGAGCGTCGCATCTTTGTAGGAACGACTACCGATCTTCTCTCGTACGACGGCGGTGATGGAACGGCTACGGCGACAAGTACAACTGGTCCAATGTGGGAAGTTGACACTGAGTTTGAGGCTCGCTTCCCGGTCGGTGTTGGAGCGTTTGTTGCGAGCGGCGCGGTTGTTGTTCAGGGAAAGGCGACATCGACATCAATCGTTGGCGAGGACAAGCACACGCTGACGGTTCCAGAGACTCCGTTCAACGAACACACTCACGGTGTCGCTCAGTTAATTGCTCCCGCAAACGACGATTATTACCTCGTCAACAAGTCTTGGAGTGGACTCGGTTCGTACCCCACGCAGATCCTTCAAGGTGCTGCTGGAAGCGGTGGCGGCGGAAGCGGACCAAACATCACTACTGGTGATATCGGAACTACCACTGCCGACAAGACCGGAAACGATACCCAGAATGCTGTCGGCCACAACAACCTTCCTCCGTTCTACGGCGTTTACTTCATCAAGCGAACCATCCGAGTCTATTACACCAAATGAAGCTAATCGTTCAGGACATTCGCTCGACAATCGCCCGTGTAGTCGGCGTCTGCGTCGATGACCCTCGCGTTTACGACTACATCAATCAGGCGTGCCGACGGCTTCTGCACAAGGGGCTGTGGGCAGGCGCGTACGGACGCTTCACTATCCACACGGTTGGCGGGTGCATCACTTGGCCGCGTCATATTGAAACCATCGAGTCCGTCGCTGATTGCTGCGGCGTAGGAACGGTTCGCAATCAATGGTTTGAATTTCAGGAATCTGGATACGGATTGCTCGGAGAGAACAATGGCGGGTGCGTCGGCAAGCAGCTTGTGGATCGTGGCACCGTCGTTTCTTACCGCGACATGTCCGGCGAGACGAATAGCTTCATCCGAGTCTATCCCGGCGACGCTTCTGACGTTGGCAAGACCATCACCCTGCAAGGTGTCGATCAGAACGGGCAATGGATTCGCACGCTGTCCGGTGGCGTATGGATTGACGGCGAGAAGCTGACCCTCGCTCTTCCGTACGTTCAATCGACCAAGAAGTTCATATCGCTGACCGGCGTCATTCGTCAGGCAACCAACACGTCGAGCCGGTTGTACGAATACAATGCGACGACCTTGCTGGAGCTTGATCTGGCAGTTTACGACCCTGATGAAACCTTGCCGCAGTACCGTCGCAGTTACCTGACGGATCGCTGCAACAACGACGAGGATAAGCCGGTGACGGTCATGGCGAAGATGCGCCATATCAACGCGACGAGCGTCAATGACTACCTCATTCCGCCGAGTCCTGATGCCATCAAGCTGATGGTCATGGCGATTCGTAAGGAGGAAAACGATTTGATTCAGGAAGCAGTGGCCTACGAAGCCAAGGCTGTTCAGGCTGTGCAAGAGCAGACCATGCAGTACCTAGGCGACGCAGTTGCTACGATCCGTATGGTCGGTGTCGGATTAAACGGCGGTGGATTCTCCCAATGGTTCTAAAACTCAACATCGACTTTGCGCTGGAAGAAGTGACTCCAAAGAAACTGGAGTTGCTTCAGGCTGTTTTTGACGCGCACGACATGGCGGCTCGGAACAATCAGAACGCTAGTTCCGGCGCTGCGGTTAACGCTTTCTTTGGTAGCGCGCAGCTAACCAACGCAATTGCTTCCGCTATCCTCACGCTTGGCGATGCTCATGGTCCGATTGGTCCTGCTCGATTCGTTTACGAGAAATTCGACGAGCGATCTTTGAAGTCGGCCATATTGTCTGGCATGAAGATTCCCGGTTTCGGGAACTCGTTCTTCAAGGACAGCATTGACCCAGCGTGGAGTCGGGTGCGTGAGATTATTGAGGTGGACTTCAAGAAGGCGAACGACCGCATCAATCAGCTTCATGGCTGGATGAAAGAAGTCGGAAAAGACGTTCATCCGAATGCGGCTCTTTACAGCGCAGTGATTTGCAACGAACTAGGAATGATTCACGGTTCAGAGTCGGCCATCTTTGTGTTAGCTCGAACGGCGGCTTGGACATCTTTGTGCATGAAAAATGAACGGTAAACTCTTTCAAATCTGCGGGTTGCCACGATTCGGATCGGCATTCATGTCGGTCCTTTTCTCGTTGGAGGGTGATTGCATTGGCCTACATGAGCAGGGTGCGACTGACTCAAACTGGAAAAAGTCGATTGAAGATTACCGGAACCGTTACAAGTACGTCGCTGATTGCTCGACCTACGGATATCTTCCGAAGGCTATCGTGCATGACTCGGTCAAGGTGTACGTCAAGAAGGACGCGGAATCGTCGGCCAAAGAATGCACCGAGCGTTTTGGTTACGAGGTTCATTTGCCTTCGGTTCAGATGCTTCGCGAGTACGCCGACAAATGGGCAGCGTCGCATAGCGTGATGACAATCGAAGAGGGAGAACTTTTTAAGGTGGATACTTTGCGTCGGATATGGGTTCATTGCTTTCATAACGAGCGAGCTTTTCCTGAGGAAAAGGCCGTTCGACTTGTTACCATGAACATCCAACGTCACGAACCTGAAAAGGTGTTCTCGATTGAGAACGGCAACCGTCTTGTGAAGGAGGTTTTTTAATTTATGGGAGCTATTCTAGGTGCGGCAGCAATCGCTGGTGGATCAAGTCTTATTGGCGGTTTGCTGAGCAAGGGCAGCAAGCCAAAGGTTCCGGCGTTCAAGCCGATTGATTTTGCGGCAGAGCAGAAGCAGGCGATTCAGCAGAATATTGGATCGTTGGAATCGGCGACTGAATTGGCCACCAAGACGACTGCCGCCGAGCAGTCACAGCTTGAGGCGCAGCTTCGTCGTGCAATTCCCGGTTATGACCAACTAATTTCGCAGGCTGGAAAGACTATTGGCTCAAGATTGCGTGGCGAGGTTGATCAAGATGTTCAATCGCAGCTTCAACGAGCTGTCGCTGGTCGGGCGGTTGGTGGAGGGTTTAAAGATGCGTCAGGCATTCGAACAAATTTGCTCGCTCGCGACTTTGGTCTGACAGCGATGCAGATTCAGAATCAAGGTCTTGCTCAAGCGCAGAACTTTATCCAGCAGCAGCGGACGTTTGGAATGGCGCAACCGTTCTCGATCAGCAGCATGTTCATCACCCCCGGTCAACGCATTGGAGCGATGCAGCAGCAGCAAACCGCCCAGTACAATCGCGACATGACCGCCGCTCAAGTGGCGGCAATGCCAGATCCTACGATGGCGGCGTTTGGAAGCGCGATTTCTTCTGCTGGTGGAATGTACGGCGGGGCGAAGATGCAGCAGTCGTTGTCAGCGCCAACTCCATCGGCGTCGGTTCCCGGATCGACGTACAGCGCATGGATGAATACGCCGTCGGCGGCTCCTGCATATCAGAGTCAAAACTTGTTTTCAGAATACGGCGCAACCAATTACAGACCTTGATTTATGGCCGACGAAACTCTTAAAGCATTTGAGCTAGGCGCAAGCCTCTACGACCGCGCACAGACGCAGAAGCGGATGATGGAGCAATTGCAGGTGCAGACGGCGGAGCAAGTGATGCGGCAGCGTCAGGCCGATCTTCAGAATAAGGTTCAGACGTTTGCGCTAGGTCGTGCGATGAAAGATCAAGAAGACGATTTGGCTGACGTTGACAACATGAACTACAATGTTCAGTCGGTTGATACGTTTTTTATAAATCCAAACGCGCCGTTCCCGACTTTTAGGCCGGTTAAGTCGGCTAAGAATCAAGCAATTCTAAACCAGTATCGTCAGCAGCTTGATGATTATTCCGAGCGTTCAAAGCTTATGAAAGGTTTAGCCGCAAGCAAGAGCGCTTTAGCCAGCCAACTCAACATTGCAAACAAATGGGCCGAGGAAAATAATCAGTATGATGTTCTTTGGGATAACAACAATGGTCTTGATCAGTATGGAAATCTTGATCCTCAAAAAATAAGGCAGATTTATTCAATTCTTGGCCCAAAGATTCAAGGAAGCCAAAATCTTTCAAAGGCATCAAAGCTTGCTGATTATGGAAGTGTAGCCGCAATCAATTCATCGTCTGAAACCCCAGAGGTTAAAGCTCAAGCTATTTCGATTTTTACCGCAAAGCAGGCTGAGCAATTCCCCAAAGAGGTCAGAGCATTGATGGCTCTTGGAACCCCAGAGGCAATTTTGGCCGCTCCTGCCGCAGATCAAAACGCTAAAGATGCGGCAATCAAAGGGTTGGCGGCAGCACAGAAAGCAAAACTTTCTCAACGTGATCCTCTTAAAGCTGCTGTTGAAGATTGGAAAGCGGCTTCTCCTGAAAATAAAAACGAGGCGTTTCAGTTTCTTAAGGCTCAAGCTACAAAATTTCGCAAGGATGTTTCAATTAGCCCCTATGGAGAAATTGAGTTGAAACCCGAAATACCAGCAAAGACTAGGCAGGATTTGATTGGCGGAATAAGGGCTGCAAATACGGCTATCAGTGAAATTGACAAGATTACAGACGATCAAATTGAAAGCGCATTTGGATTAGGTTCTGGTTTTCAGTCTGCAACTCAATCTCTTGGACTTTCAGGTATTGGGCTTGGGCTTAATCAAGATCAGATTGAAATTGAAGGCTCTATAGAACTTTTGAAGTCTCTTGTTTCTCGCAGTCTTTTGAACGAAAAAGGCGTTCAAAGCGACACGGACAAAGCAATTGCAGGAAGAGTTTTAAATGCCGATTTTTCAAAATTAAATCCAGAGCAATTCAGGAGAAAGCTTGATAACGCCAGGCGTTTATTCTCGGATTCTATTAAAAGAATGGAATCTCCGCTTGGAATTGTTGCGCTTGAAGAAGTTAAATCTGGAGGCCAACAATCGGGAGCTTCTGCTCAATCGGCAGAACCCGTCATTCAGACTTTCAATTCAATGGAAGAAGCTGAAACGTACGCTCCTGTTGGCGCTCGCGTTCGTGTCGGAAACAAAGTTTTCATCAAGGAATAAACATGCCTCTTAGAGAAATTACCGAACAGGAACTTTCCGCTGGCAACCAAGCAGATCAAATTGCAGCGCCAGTCCTTCAGCAGACTGCTGCTCCAAAAAATGCTGACGAACAGCTTTTGCAAGCTGGCTCTCCTGCGGCATTAAAAGCTGCTGTTGATGGTTCAAAATTGCCGCCTCCAGATTCGCTTGTTGAGGCAGCAAGTTTTTATCTCGGAAAGAACAGCGCAAAGAAGTTTCAAAAATACGTCGAAGGCAATTATGAGCCGATGGCTGATGAAGACTTCACGGATCAAGAAAGGCAATTCCTTGTAAATTTTGAGAACAAACGAGGACGCAAAGTTCTTGGAGGCGCAATTCGATATGGTGGTCCGCTTGCGTTGATGGCTGTTCCCGGCGCGCAAACGCTTGGAGGCGAGATGATTGCTAATGTTGCTCTTGAAGGTTTAGCTCAACTTGCAGAGCCAGAAAAAATGCGGCCATATCAAATTGCCGCTGAGGCTCTTCCTACATTTGGAATTGCAAAAGAAGGAACTGGGAAAGGTTTAAAAAAAGCGCTGACCTCAGAAACTGGGGTTGGCCAACAAGCTTCGATTAAAGCTCAGGCGCTTAAAGAAGTTGGATACGGCGGAGCAAGATCTGGCGCTCAAGCTGGAATTGAAGCGCAAGGAGAAGACGTTACTGGCGGTGAAATTGCGCTTAGAACTCTAACTGGAGGTCTTTTGTTTCCGGGTTTATCCGGGGTAGTGCGTGGAGTAGGTGCCGCTAAAAGATCTGGTTTTAACTTTCCAGCCTTTGTGGGTGAGTTTAATCGCCCGTTTGTTCAAAAAGCTCTTTCTGAAAGGGCTGATTCTATCAGAAAAGAACTTGGAAATGAAGCAGGAATTGACCCTGCACTTGCTCGTCAAGTTGCAGATGCTGTTTACACTCCGTCGTTTTCTGGTTCTAGTCAGGAACAATTTGATCAGTTTGCAGACAATGTTTATTCGTTTTTGACGCAATCAGTTGTACAAGGTCGCGCTTCCGGTCTTTCTGGAAATGATTTGACTCAAGCAATTGTTGGAGAGTTGAAACGTGTTTCTGGTAATGCAGAAATCAATCCTGCTGTTATCGAATCTGTTCTTCGTCAGTCCGATTTTCTTATAGAAAAAGCTACTCAAAAAGTTGACTCTCTTCTTTCAAAAAGAAGCGAAAGAGCAGCCGCTGGAGCAGCCAGAAAAAAGAAAGAGATTGCTGGCGAAGTTGAAGCGTTGAAGTCTGAAAAAACCAGCCTTGAACAGCAGATGGCCGATGCTGAGCAAAAATCCCAAGATATACTTGAGGAAAGAAATAGCAGGGCTGTTGCTTTTGCTAGAAGGGCAGAGAACCGTCTTCAGCTTGAATCTGAAGATCTTGTTGGCGAGATAAGGGCATTGAACAAGCAGAAGTCTGAACTTGCAGCCTCAGATGTTGCAAATCGCACAAGAATTGAAGCTCAAATTTTCAGAAATCAAGAAGAGATTAAAGCTATTGAAAATGGCTTTGATGAAAGGTTTGCTGCCTCAAAGCCAGTTGGTTCTTTTGAAGCTGGAAGCGTAATTGGAGAAAACTGGAATAAGATCGTAGACGAACTTGATGCTCGATCAAAAAAAGGATTTGATAAAATTAGACCAGATTTAAAAAAAGCAACAATTGAGGTTGACTTAGGAAGAAAAGATAAAAATGGAGATACTGTTCTTGAGACTAAAAATTTAGAAGATCTTCGTTTAATACGCTCTCAAATTTATAGACAATTTAATTTTAATGCTCAGGTTCAACAAGGAACCTTTGAAAGCTGGCGAGAATTAAACTACATAAACGATCAAATAACTGCTGCATTCGAAAAGTATCCACCGCTTAAAGCTGCGCTTGAACAAGAGAACAAGCTGCATTCAGAAGCCATGAGAAGGGTTAAAGGATCGTTTGCAAATAAGATTCTTAGGGATATTGGAGAAGGAGGAGGAAAACCAGAATCCATAGCGGCAATTATTGGCCCACAAGGATCAACTACTCTTGAAATATTGAAAGAGGCATTTGCGGAGAAGTGGGAAACAGAAGCAAAACCAATTTTAAAAGATTTTATTTACAATCAGATTCGAGGAGAAAAGCCGACTGATTTTCTTAATGCTTTGACTCAGGCAAAGTCTGGTAAAAACAAAGGCATTTCAAGAAATGTTGTTGAAGAGTTTTTCCCAGCATTTGGAGAAATTCAAGATGTTGCCGCAAAGTATGGGTCTTTAATTGATGAAGGCTCAAAACTTGAAAAGCAATTTACCGATTTAACAAAAGAATCCGAAAGTCTTGCTAAAGACGTTGAAAAAAACGTAACAGGAGCTGAAGATCTTTTAAAGGAAAACTCCGAAAAAAAGAAGGAAATTAAAAAAAGGCTTTTTCAGTTTCAAAAGAAAAACGAAGATTTTGAGCTTAAAGGTGTTTTAGCTGAGCCGTCCCAGCAAGCCGCTGAGTTGCGCGGTAAAATTGCTGAAACCGGAAAGGAGATTTCACAAAAAGAAAAAGAAGGAGCTGGTGTAACCAAACGCCTTGCAGAATTTCAAAAAAGCGAAAGACCCCTGACTGGAGTTCTTGCGAAGCCAAAGGAGTTTAGAGATTTACTTATAAGCATAAAAGCCAAGGTTGATAGCGGGGCAAAGTTGGATAACGAGGAGGTGGCTCAAATCATTTCAAATCCTGACGCAAAATCCATGCTTCAAGACTTGAACGACTATGTCACTGAGTCTGCTAAAAAAGTTTCCGAGTTTGAAAAGCTGGCAAATAGAACCGTAAAGACTGGCAGGTTTGACGATGTAAATGTTCCGCCGGGTGAAATTATTGATTTCTTAAAATCGTCTTCTGGAGACATTCCGTCTCGAATTAGGACTAAAGAGTTTGTTGCCGCGATCAAATCTAGCAGACCGGAACTTCAGGCAGATCTTCAGAACATTCTGCTTGGAAGGATCGTCAACGAGTCGCTTGTTCAGGGTAAAAAATCAATCGATACCAACAAGATGAAATCGTTGATTGCAGGCGGAGACTCTCCGGGTGAATACAACGCCATCGTTTCTCAACTGTTTGGTGATGGAGGCGTAGAAAAAATTAGCACCATTGCGGATCAGTTGGCAAAGGTTATGGACAACAAGGACAGCCTTGTTAAGAAATCAATCGTCCCGGCATTGGCCACATTGGCTACCGGAGGAGCATATCTTTCAAGCGGACCGGGAGCTGCGCTTGGCACTGGTCTTCTTGGATTTGTTGGCAGGAAATTAGTTATTAGTTCCGTTGGTCAGGCGACGTTAGCTGGGGTTGGAAAATTGCTCCAATCACCAACTTACGGGAAAACGGTAAGCACTCCAATCGATCAGCTCACTCAAGATCAAATTGATCTTTTCAATAGAAATTGGTCGAGACTTTTGAAGCTTGAAACCGACAAGGCAATGATGCAGTCAGAAGAGCGCCAGATCGAAGAGAAGCAGATGCGTGAAGCTCAACGTCAAACCCGTCGCCGCGACTAATGAAAACCTCCCTCTCCAAGAAAGGTAACACCTATCAGGGCAAGAAGGTGACGCTGAACAAACCCTTCTACACGCCGGGTGAGCGAAAGAAGAGCGCGGTGTACGTTAAGAATCCGGCGAACAAGGTTGTCATCGTTCGCTTCGGCGATCCTGATATGACGATCAAGAAGTCGAATCCTGAGCGTCGAAAGAATTTCCGTGCGCGGATGAACTGTGCGGAGGCTAAGGACAAGACGACGCCTAAATTTTGGAGCTGCGCCGCTTGGATTCTGGCGATTGTTCTGTCGGTTTTAACCTCAAACCCTATTTGAATTTATGGACAAGATGAAACTTGGTGGTGGCGGTCGTTACGAGAAGCTTATCGGCTCTCTTGAGAAGAAGGGCGTTCGCGATCCTCGCGCTCTTGCGGCCTACATTGGTCGTAAGAAGCTCGGCAAGGAGAAGTTCCAATCGCTCGCTGCGAAAGGTCGTCGCCGCGCTGAGCGCAAGTCTAACGCTTAGGATAGCGTCCTTTGACGTACGGCTTCTTGGCCGACTCCTTATCGACGACGAACTTCTGCGGATCTGCGTAGTTCCATGAGATGTCGCCGCCCGTGCCACGCTGGATCATAATCGATCCGGTGACTTTTCCATCTTTGTCCGTCATGCCGGAACGATCCGCTCGCTTCGCCATTCCGAGCATAAATTGTCGAGGTTGATTGAAACCAACTTCCTTCATCACAATCACCTCTCTGGCCCAGTTCGTTAAGTCCGACGATCCGAATCCTGAGTAGGCCATCTCTGCCACGCTCTCCGGTTTGTCGTCTCGACCTTTGGGCTTTGGAAAGTGATGAACGAGAATCAGGACTACGCCTGTCTCCATCATAATCGGCTGGAGCAAGTGCCGCGTAAAGTTCGCGCAGACCTCGATATCCGATGGATTGCCGCCCATGTAGGAGAGCAGAGGATCGATATAAACCACATCGACCTTAGTCTTGCGAACGAGTCGGCGGAGCATCGTCGCGAAGTCGGAGCCAGTCCTAACTGTCTCGCGGAAGAATAACATGTTCGCGCTCCGAAGACCTCGCTCCCAGTTCTCCTTACCGAAGGTCATCTGAGCAGCGCCTTTGAGCGCATCATGCTGATCGGCGATGTCGTTTTCCGCCTGAATGTAAGCTACTTTTAGCGCACGGACAGGCTTTACGCCGAACCAAGCTTCGCCGGACGCCCACTTCAGACCTTGATACGCGGCCATTGAGCTTTTGCCGCATCCACTTTGCCCCACAAAGAGAAGTGAAGATCCGCGCCGAACCCATCTATCGCCGATCAGATTGTCAGGATCATTCTGCGGATCGTACTCGATGATGCTGTCTATCGAGAACTCCATCGGCATGTCCTGCGCGTCCATGTCGTCCTTGAACGCTTCCCAGTTCACTGCGCCCACGTTGACGGCTAAGAGCTTCTGCTCCTTGCCATCGCGCATTACACCGGCCAGACGGCTGAACCGGCTCGCGTTCTTGTTCTTCGGATCGATGCCGATGCTTTCGAGGTAGCGATAGACGACGTCGCGGCGCTCATTCCATTCCTCTCTATTGGCCGCTTCAACGCGCACCCAGCCGTGCAGACTCTTGCCGCCGGAATCTATGACGACCGATAGCGGGAGCTTCGACTCCTTCAACGCTGTCCATTGCTCGTCTTTCGTCTTCTCGTCCATCTCGACTAAGACATGGCGGAAGTTCGCCACGCCGGAATCCGAACCGCTCTCGTCGAAGCATGGATTGATGCGGACGTATGCACCCTTGCTGTCGCTGCCATTCCACATGGCGCTGATGGGCGGCGTGAAGTGGTTCTTAATCCATTCGTCGCGCTTGAGGAACGTACCCTTGGAGGCTGGCCTACCTCGACCCTCTTCGTCGAAAATGATGTCGTTGCAGATGCAGACAACTTCGTCCGATTCGAAGCAGGCTTTCAGGAAGTCGATTGTCGTAAACGGCGACGGAGGTTCCGGCATCGCTTGGATCGTGCGAACGACGAACTTGCCGGTGGGCGAGATTGGATTGCCGCCCTGCCCAATGCCCGATTGAGCGGATAAGAGCCAGCCACGCGGCTTGTCGTGCGTCACGGTCATTGCCTGATTCACCTTGTGGGCCAATTCATAGGCATTCCACGGTGGAGAGCATTTCTCGTTGTACTCGGATAGCAGTGCTTCAGCCGATCCTCGCGACAGCTCGAATCCATGCACCAGAGCGGTAGCTACTGCGAAGGTTGCGTTATGACCGCCCTGTCCGCTGACGGCACCGGGGGTGTTACGAAGCCATGCTCTGGCGCGGTCGATATTTGATTGATTCATTGGATTCCAAGTTGTTTGCGCGCTATGTCCCCGCTTTCGCCCAGATCATTCGAGGCGATTTGCTGGAGTACTGACTTTGATTCTTCGAACTTTGCGAAAAGGAGAGACAGCTCTTTGGGAGTCATCAGGTACTTGCTCCAGTGTTGGATTGGTATGGAGCGAGACTGAAACTTCGCAAAGAGCTGCTCTTGTGCTGCGATGTAGAGTTTAGGGTGCTTGTTCAATGACCGGGGTGAACTTGGCCTTGAATTCGGCTTTCGTTCGAACGTACACCTTGGGTTTTCCGTCACGGGTGTAGGCTATCCCCACCCATTTCATTTCCCCGATTCGTATCTCTACGTCGTCGGAAATGACTTCAACCTGCACCGTACTGTTTCCTGAGTTTTTGAATTTCATCTTCTGAGGCGTTATCGAGATGTCCTGTACCAGCCGCATGCCAAACGCCGTCAACAATTTGCGCCTTTGGCTTGGGCTTAGTCATCCAACCTCGAAGAATCGCATGGTCGATGAGTGCTGGCGCTTCCTTCAATAACTGTTCTCTAGTGATTTGAGTTTCCATCATAATTAACCTTTTTTAACCGTCTTTCCGCGCCATCCGCCTGCTTTTCTCATCCCGGGTTCCTGACCAAGTTCGTTGACGAATCCGCGTCGGATCAGCCACTCCTTGTACTTCTGGTCGATGTAAGCGAAGTGAATCTTTTCGGGTGATTCATCTGCTTCTGCTATCCGCATAATGGGCATTTTGTTTGCGCTGATCATTTGTATGTCTCGATTGTGTGTTTGTAGTGTCGCTCGGCTTGGGTGCAGTTCCAGCAAAGGTCTTGAGTTCCGTTGCATCCGCACCCGAGAGATTTGAAAAGTACGCCAGCCAACCATTGGTATTCCGCGATGGCCGCTCGCAATGTCTCCACGTCCGTTTCTTCGGACATGGGTTTGATATTCTCGCTCATTTGACGACGAAGAGAAGGAAGTAGGCGCTGGCGACGACCATCCCCATTCCGAACGCCATGATGAGCAATTGCTTCAACTCCTCGGGCGAGGGCGGACGATTGGCTTTATGTATCACCGGCCACCGCCCATCGCGTAGTGGAGGATCAAAAGGGCGTCGCAGTTTTTGAGTGTGACGTCCAGATTCGGATACAGTTCCTGAGCTTTGCTTTTTAGCTTTCGCTTCCATTCTGGTCCGGTTTCGCATGATTTACGTCCTCCGAGTCCAAGTGGTTCTTGCCAAATCTTGGGTTCAACACGGTGGAGTGCGTAGCCTTGCGCGTAGCCTAGCCCCTGCACAATCCCGTAGTTTTCATGGAGCGTCGCCATGCTGGCCGACGACGTGAGTTTACTGACGAACTTTGGCACTTTCTCGACCCATAGATGGGAGTCGCTGACTTTGAATCCTGCCAGTAATTGCGCCGTGTCTGGCAGCGACTCAGGCATTGGAAACAGGAGTATTCCGTCCGCAGTGCTGACGGCGAATCCGCCGCCCACACCCGGATCGACCGCAACGATTGTTTGGTTTGATTTCATTCGCTTAGTATTATTTTTAGTAACAAAGGATAGTCACCTGCTCAGCAGCGATTCGAACCGCTGATTTCGTGTCTCCCCCCTCGCTCCACTTCTCGACCTTTACGCGGCCTTTTACGCGCACCAGAGCGCCGTTCTGAATCTCGATGATCTTCTCTGCAACTTGTCCCCATGAGGACAGCTCGAACTCATCGAAGTCTTCGTGGAAGCGGCCCTCGTTGTCAGTCCAGTGACGGGCGATTGATATAACGCGGCGCACCATGAGCGAGCCGGTTTTGGTTTCGGTTTGCCGACTGATACCGCGCAGTTCGCCGATCAGATAGACTACGTTCTCGGTGGGCGTGGATGTTTCGTTTGCTGTCGTGGATACACTCATTGGAAAATACAACCTAGTTCACGGTAGCAGGTCATACGCTTCTTAGCGTGGAATGCTCCGATGGGGTGGAACTTGTCAGAGAAATCTACGATTGTCGCGCAGTTCTTGGTTTCTGTTTTCCGCAATGCCCGGCTGGCTCGTTGGATAGTCTTCTGCGACGACCGACCGCCGCTGACCATGATGAGCAGCTCGACGTTGGGCAGATCCAATCCTTCGTCGGCCAATGATGTGGCGATCATGGTCCGCAGGTTGCCAGCCTTGAATTCTTCCATGTAAGCGCGCCGGTCCTTCTTGCCAATCTTGGAATGGACGAGCCGAGAATTCGGAATCTGGTGTTCGTAGTCCTCGCCCAGCGTGATGCGCGGAATGAGGATGAGGGTCTGCATGTCGAGGTGTTCGACCGCGTACTGGATGGCGTATTTGTTGCGCTCGCGGTTCTGGCAGATGCCGATATCGACAATCGATTCCCAAGCGCACATCCGTTTGAGTTCATCCTCCCTGATCCGCATGTACTTGACGCGAGTGTTGAAGAGCCGGTCGATGTTGTCGTCGATCTTCTGCTGGAGGTTCAGATCCGTGGCGTGGCTGATTTCGAGGTAAGCGTCGGCCAATGAATCGCCAATGTCGCTTCGGTTTATCTCGTAGACTCGTTGGTTGAACAGCTCCTTGATGACAATATTACGATCCTCGTTGTCACTCCACGGCGTGGCGTCAAAGCCATAACGTATACCGTTACAGGACTCGATGATGCGACGCCATCCAGCGGCAGGACTGTGCTTCGCTTCGTCCACTATAAGAAGGTTCTTCTTGCTGAAGTCCACTGACTCATGCGGACAACGAACGTCTACAATGTTGTCTGGAATTCCCGCGACTCTCAACGATGTGCGCGCTTGCTGACATGTCTCGCGTGTTGGGGCCATCCATCCAAACGACATGTCAGGATAAAATTCGTGGTAATGCTTGATGATCGATGCAGCAATCCATGTCTTGCCACTGCCTGCCGGTGCGACGATCAGCCCATAGCTATTTTTGGCCCACTCTACTGCTTTTTGTTGGTATTCTCTTAGATTCATAATTTTAGGAAATTTGCCCCTCCGCCCACTGCTTCATAGCGAGCGAAGGGTTTTGTCCGCACCACACGGTGCGATTCGCCGTCATTCGTTCGTTGTACTGTCGGTAGAAAGCGCGCTCGATTGCGTCGTGGCGCACTTCTTGTTCAGCAACTTCTTTAACGCTTGATTGGCGAAAAATCCGATCTTCAAACCATTCTCGTCGCAATGTTTGCGAACCTCTTCGTGGAGCGCCGAGTCGATGGTGATAACTGTGTATTTGGCTGGTTTCTTCATAATTACTCGCTCTTCATCGGAGTCGATTGAACGCCATTGTATGCAATGGTCTTCGGCCTAAAGATGCCCACTTGTTCGGTTTCCTCGACCCATGAAGGACCGCCGCGAATATGGAATATGCAGGAAGACATTCCGTTCCATGATTTTGTAGATGACTTAGCGGAGGTGTAGGCAGATCCAAACGTAGCGTTCAAATCGTCGCTCGACATAGCCTTGACGTTGGCCCAGTCGATGTCGCCTGCATGCCACAATTTGAATCCTAGTTCCAGCGGAGCTACTACCTCTGCGATGCCGGGGAAGTGCCAGACCCACTCGTCATGGGATGACGCATCACCGCTCATCACAGCGTAGCACTGGTAGTTGCCGAGCGGTACGGAGCCACTGCCCCAGTCGCAGCTCTCGCCGGGTTTGAGGACCGCCGAGCGTGTCGGGTGGTCGTTGCATTTGGGCTGCTCGAAAAGAGCAACAAGAACAGGGACTTCGGTTTGGTTTTCGATTTTGATGTGGGTACTCATAGCTATTCGGAGGTGTAAACGGTGTCGGTTATGGGGTTGGTTGCAGGATGAAATCGAAGTTGATCTTCCAGTTGTCGCCGAGGCGGTTGTAGGTATCGCCCTTGATCTTCCAAGTACGCGGATCGCGGGTCATCTTGGTGTGACGGCAGCGGATACGGACGTCGATGTCCTTGAGCGCCACATTCCTCAGCCGGTCGTCTTCAGGTAGTTCGTGCAGGTGTTTCATGTCAGTAGATGTTTGATGATCTGATTCCTCTCTTTAATCGAAGCTCGTAGAATGCTCTCAAGAACAACGTGAGGGTTTATTGTCGCAACGTGTTTCCATTCTGGATTCCCATCAATGTGCTTGGCTGTATCAATACTCTCAACGCGGACGATGCCGTTAAATGCGTGGACGTATATGAATGCGGGGCTGTCTTTCACGGCTTGGCCTCCTTCTCGTTCCATAGCAGCAAGTCCGCTCGCATTGCGTCGTTCTCCTGCTCCAGTTGTTTCACCCGATCCTCCAGCTTGCGGACATCGAGAGCGATTGCGCGGAGTTGGCGGCGGTCGTTGTAATCGGCAAAAGCCGGTAGGTCCAAGATTCGTTGTTCTACGCTCACGGCTTGGCCTCCTTGGCTTTCAGCCAGTTTGATTGCTCCGTTAGTTTTTGAGCAGCGGCTTCTGTCGAGTCCCAGCGCGATGGATTGGAGTTTTCGCATAGCACATCCCCAGCCTCCTCCAGCCGCTTGATGCGCTCCCCTCTGTCCTCGTATAGAACAACGTCCGCAATTAGCGCGGCGTGCTTGTTCTTCGCGTCCATTAGATCCTCCTCCAACCGCTGGATGCGGTCTTGATACTCCCTTACGTCACCGATGCCCACCGGCAGTGTGACGCTCCCACGCAGCCAGTTGGCCCACAGTGCGTGAGGGTCGTTGGTGACTGCCTCCAGCCGCTTGATGCGCTCGTTGGCTGCGTTGAGTTCGCGTTCGAGTTTCAGGCCTTCAGTTAATAGATATGATTCAGTGCAATCTTCCTGTGCCTTACGAAGCGCAAGGTTCATCCTCGGTGTATCACTCACGGGTTGGCCTCCTTGGCTTTGAACCATCGTTTCACCAATCCTGTTCCATCCATTCCTAGAGCTTTTGCGTGTGAAACCATCGCATCCCCCGCCTCCTCCAGCAGTTTGATGCGGTCTTGTAACCCACGCACAACAACCACTCCCTGCTCGATTTCGTCTGTTCCAAGCAATTCTCGGAACTCTTCGCGGAGGCTGACTCTTTGATCGGCTTGAAGCCGTGCGGTGTTACGCTCTGCAACGAGCAATCGAATTCGGTCGTGGGCATCGGCCAATTCGTGTTCTACGTCCAGCAAGTACGCCTGAGCTGACTGGAGTGGGGTCATAATTTCTTTTGGTTTCATAGATACAAAATTTATTGAGCGTTATCCCGGAATGCGCTCCCCTCCGTGATGCGTTTTAGAACGGCTTCGGATCAAGATCGTCGCCATCGACTTCGGCAATCGGAACCTCGCGCATGTTCTTGATGCGGAGCGTCTTCTTCGTCTCGCCGTTGACCATATACTCCTCGGATCGAGCGGTGATGAGCAGCTCTAAGCCGGTCATTGACTTGAGGAACGCTGCGTAGCTGCCCTTAACTCCAAGGAAGTCGTACTCGGTGCCATCGGGAACATTGTGCTTAGTTGCTGCGACAAGCTGGTTGACGCGGAACCAGACATTCTCCTGATTGATGAAGCGGTCAGTGATGGATGCGCCATCTTCAGTCTTGAACGTCACCTTGCATACTTCGCGGCCTTTGGCGTCGAGGGTTTCCTCGACCTTGGCTACGGTGACGGTGTAATCGCCTTCGGCATCGATGTATCGGCCTCCGGCATCCTTGCGGTTTACTGTGAACATAATTTATTCGGTGGTTAGTTTTCGGATTTATTCAGCACCCACTTAGGGCATGAAAGGGTTTGTGTAGCGGTTGGGTAGGCTGGCCAACTGTCCAGTGCGCGGCATTCGTGCAGCGTCGAGATTGCTTTGCGTCGCAGATTCGCGCCAGCCTGAAGCCATTCGGCATCCAGTCGATAGATTGCGACGGCGTATGGCGCTTTGCGCTCGACCGCTACAAAGATGAAGCTATCTGCTCCAGTCATCTCCAGATAGTGCGCGGCCTGTATGTGATAGCCGAACGATGCGATGGTTCGAAGGAACGCCTCGGGCGATGCGTCGTCGGTTGTTTTGATGTCAACGAGCGTATGACCCTCGATCCACAGATCGGGACGCGCCTTAAGGGCGATGCCGGTTTCCTCGTCTTGAGCGAACACGCTCGCCTCGATCCTATGCGGCACGATCCTATGCCGCAGATGAATGATGTCCCAGAACGGATGACGACGGACACTGTTGGCCACTCCTTGCACGTCGATGTCCTCTGCGTGCGTCAGGTGGATGCGCGACTTGTGCTGTTCCTTCCACGCTTTGCCTTCTTTCGTACGTCCGTCGATGTCCGGCGGAACAACGGCGACGACTTGCGAGTACAGTTGCGGCTCTAGTACAGCGGTGTGAATCGCCGTACCCATCTGCATGGCCTTGCTCGGCTCCTGATGCTCCTCTAGCGCGGCTTTGTAATGAGCCGGGGACTTGAGGATCTTCGACATCATCGACTTAGAGAGAGCATCAACGGCGTGATACTTCTCCGCTGGCATGTCCAGATTGACGTGTTGGTTGAGAATGCTCATTCGGTGGGCGGGTTAGCGAACGCCTTAGCCTTGGAGATGAAGCTGTCAGGATCAGCAAGGATCATGTTGGCCACCTTGGCGCTGACATCGCGGAAGTTTTGCTCAGCCTTAATGAGGTTCTTGCTGACGAGGAACGCATTGGCGATATCAGAATGTGGCTCAAGAATCTGCTCTAGCTTTTCAACGAGCGAGAAGGCTGGTTCCGGCGTCACATTGACCGTCTGGCGCGTCGTAGCGGTGATGGTGGGTGTTGACGGCGCAGAGGAGAAGTCGGCTACTTCCTCGGGCGTGTAACGACCTTGCGTGATTCGCGGATCGAGCATTCGCGTTGCCTTGCTGATGACTCGCGCTCGCAGCATCTCTGCCGGGAATTTCGCCCAGCCACTGCCAGCTTTCGCGGGGATTAGACCGGCAATCTTCGCATCCTCTGCGGTGAATGAGACGCGGACCTTCTTCACGCCTTTCGAGAAGTCGGCGATGGCGGCGACTGAGTCGAACTGAATCCAGTCGATGTCCCAACCGGCGGTCATCAGGCCAGAGAGCATCGATTCGCTCTTCATGGTGATGTTTCCGTTGATCAAGTGGTTCTCTCTTTTCCAGCTCAGCGGAGTCATCCGGCTGGCGATGCATTCCAAAGCTAGGACATAGCCTTGCTCAGGTTTCACGCATCCGAACATGCCGGAATGTGCGATCCAGTCGCCCATCGTCTTAACCGCGTCCATCGGACTGTCGATGCGGTCGTAGAAGTCAGGACTGGACGGTTGCGTTGTCGCTAATTGGTTGCTGCTCATTTGTATTCTCTTGTTGTTTCTTTGTTTTTCTTGCGTATGGGTTCACTGCTCCGGTTGTCGCTCGACTCGTCAGAATCGCGGCGATGTCGGACTCGGTGAACAAGATTCGTCGGCCAATTCTCCTATGCTGGACGCCGTCATGGCGCACGATCCGCCGTAGCGTTTCGCAGCAGATTTGGAGCATAGCTGCTGTTTGTTTGGCCGTATAAACTTTCACTTGTAAAAAATCGACAGCGTTCGGGTGTTAACTTGGGAAACCAATGCGTAAACCCGTCGAAGCCTCTCGCTCCGCTCTATGCCCGAACGCTGAAAAGGGGTTGCAATCAGGTGTTCAGTCACGGGCGAAAATCCACTAACACCCTGTCGCGAGTTCCCTTCGCGCTCTAAGTCTGATTGCAGAAAATTGGTCATTGTTGCGGATGTAGCCTCGCAGTTGTCTCAAGTCGTTGCAAGAGGATATTGAAAAACTTTTCGACCGAGGCGTTCTTCGATCCTCTGAAGGTAGGCCACCTGCTCCGGCGTTCCGTTCTGGCCGCTGCC